GTTTCCCAGTCACGATCAGAGAGCATTCGTTCGTTAATCCTACCGCATGGGAGTATAGTGCACCGACTGTTTTCGGAGATTGTGGTTCACCATTAATTCTCTATAATAGTCGTGTGCCCACCGGACTAGTTGGTATTCATAATGCTCGCAGTATTGGATCAGTTCGTGCATTCGGAGTGCCCCTGTATCGTGAAGAAATTATGGAGACTCTCGCTTTATTTCCCCCGTCCGCTCAATTCGGATGGACGGAGGATTTAGAGTTGGAGACGACAAATATTCAGCAAGTTTTAGAAGGAAAATCTTTTGTGATCATGCAAGCACAGAAGGGACAATTACCTCAGGCAAGCCAGTCTCAGGTAAAACCAAGTCCCATTTCTGGTAGATACATCCAAACACAGACAAAACCCGGACCATTAAGAAAGTTTGTACGTAACGGCGTGATTATCGATCCAAATGCTCTGTCACGAAGCAAGTGGGGCGGCATCGCGCCAGACGTGGACCCAGAATTTGCGGCCCAAGCAGATGAAGTGGTGAAGGCTATGTGTTTGATCACAAGTCAGAAGGAGTGTCGGGAGTATTCAATGCCGCTTACTTATGAGCAGGCGGTTGTTGGGATTCCCGGTGTCCCCTACATAGAGTCCATTAATAAGATGTCTTCTCCCGGTTACCCGTATGTTTTAGACAAGGCAACTGGTAAGGGAAAGACAGGGTATTTTGGACGATATGAATTTGATCTCACACGTAAAGAAGCGCTTTCCGTTCGCGATGATGTTGATAAGATTGAGAGGATGTATTTATGCAATGAAAGACCATTCATTGTGTGGATAGATACTCTCAAAGATCAAAGAATACCGATAGAGAAAGCTGAAGCGGGGAAAACACGTGTCTTCTCCGCAGGACCTATGCACTACACGATACTTTTTAGGAAGCATGTACTGCCGTTTATAGCTCATCTCAATTGTAATAGGATTGATAATATGTTTGGACCTGGTATCAATCCGGTATCAACGGAGTGGCATAAATTAGCATTACTGCTTCGTTCAAAAGGTGGTAAGTGCATAGCCGGAGATTATAAGCAATGGGACGGTTGGGCACCAACTAGAGGGTTTGAAAGTTTCTACGAAGCCGCACTAACATGGTATGAACTTCACTGGGGCGACATTGTTGCTGAGAAGCGCAATGTCGTCGCCGACCAAGAGTTGTCATTTGATGAGTATGCGGCCTTCTTTAGGAATTTAGTTACTGATGTAATAAGTCATGTGCATCTTTGCAATAAAGAATTAGATGGCGAAATGTACAAACTTTTTTATTTGGTTACTAATGGTATTCCATCTGGTTGTCCTTCCACGGCAAACACGAATTCAGCTTGTAACTTATGGGCAATAGCTTATTGTTATTTTGCCGAGTTTGTTGGTACTGAGATCGCGACTGTTGATTCCTTCTTTAGATACGTATATGCGATATTTTATGGCGATGACATAGCAATGAATATAAGTGACGTGATAATTGAAAGATTCAATCAGGTCACTTTGACAGACGCTATGATGCGCCATTTCAATCTTGTGTTTACGGATGAAGCAAAGACTGGAGATATAGTTCCCTATCGTACTTTGTCGGAGATATCATTTCTTAAGCGGTCGTTTCGTTTTTCAACCGATATACAGTTGTATGTGGCACCTCTACCAGAAGATGTCTTGCTTGATATTTTAAATTGGGTACGTGTCGGAGGTGAAAATCCGTATCGTATCACAATAGATAATCACCAAGGCGTCATGGGAGAGATGGCGCTATTAGGCCGAGAATACTATAATAAATGGTATTCAACTTTTTTGAAGACAGTCCATGAGCTCTCCAGTGGGACATCAATGATACCTCACTTGGACACTTATTGGGGCTACTTGAGTAAAGTTCGAGCCGGCAAACTAAACGCCATAACTGTGACTTAGCCACTGACGGATGTTACTCGTCATTAAATAAAGATGCAACCAACTAGCTCTTTACGGGCACCCGTCCTTGGCATGACGTTAAACTGCTTCGTGGTTTTCTTCTACTCTCAGGAAGCGACTCGCAGAGAGCTATTAGAAGAGTCCTAGATAGAGTAAAACGAACGCCTGTGTTCGTTTTAAGATGTTTTATTATTTTAAGATGTATTTATTTTAAGAACCTGTTCTCACGGCATCGGGAGCCATAAAGATCGTGAGATGAGCTGACATCTAAACAACAGCTAGTTTTTCTATGGTTTCTAGAATAAAAACCGCTCAAATAGAGGTCGTATCCCACGACAGATAAAATGGGGATGGCTTGGGTGTAGCTAAATATCTTTATGGTATAGTTATCCTAGTGTTTTAGTACCCGCACTTTAAAGAGTTCTTCGAATCCGGTCTCGCGTTGGTATAGCGTTAATAATCTGCTGAGAGTTCCCTCAGTTTAATAAAACCGTTAGGCTTCGTAAAGCCACTGTGGTGAGTACACTAGAGTTTCGAGCCCGCTCTTAAAATAGGCGCTAGAAAGCGCTCCGGCTCCGTAGTCTTTACGATATAGACACTTCGTGCGAAGTAAAATGCACACCTAGTCTTAATGTGATCTTATATGTTTATAAGCTTGGTTAGTGTATAAAATCCATATATTGCTATTAAGATAATAACCGTAACTATTTAGTTTTACTGCTCAGGGTCGGTTGGCGGCAGCCCCGTCGATACCCAGATACTAACCTACCGTATATAATAAGTGTAAAATTACGGGAAAAATACCTCACTTGCTAATATTCAAAATGAAAAAATAACTAAAATTTCAGATCAAATTATTACATATACAAATGAAGGAGAGTCAAATTCCTCCTCCGTTTTCAAAAATATTAATAAATTTGAACAAACATTGCTTATGGCTGGCACCGACGCTCGAGAACATTCTATTAAGGATTTTCTCGAACGACCCATTCCTCTTTGGAATGGTGAGTGGTCTACGTCAAACGCGCAGTTTACTACGCTTGCGACGGTGGAGATCCCTGACGGTGTCATGGCATATGCTATGTATAAAGAAAAACTTTCTGGTTTTTTGGGACTTAGAGCTGGTTTAAAATTTCGACTTCAAATAAATTCGCAACCATTTCAAGCTGGTCGTTTGCGGCTAGCTTGGGTTCCATATTACAAATATTTGGGTAAAAGAGTTCAAGTGTGGGATGCGCAGACAGAGGCGTCTTTCGTGTCTAGATCATCGCTACCTGGCGTTGAGATAGATGTGTCGACTGCGACTGAGTGCGAGTTCCATGCTCCATATGCTAGTCCACAATTGTATTATAATTTAACCACCGGAGAAGGTTATTGGGGTAAGCTGTACATTATGGTTTACTCTCCTCTCGTAGATCCTACGGGTGGAGGTAAAGTAGATTGTAATTTATGGTTTTCGTTTGAGGATGTACAGCTAGGCTTCCCAACGGGGGCCCCTGCCGTCTCATCGTCATTATCGCCCGTAGCCCAAGTGGGTAAGGAAGAAGAGAATCTGGAATTAAAGCGAAGTTTCTCAACTGCCAGCGCGAAATTCGCGTCAGCACTGAGAAGTGTTCCTTCCGTTCCGATTCTTGATTCTATTATCCAACCAGCTGCATGGGCGTCTGATACCCTGTCCGAAATATTAAAATTATTCGGCCTCTCTAAACCAGAATCGACTAATATACCAAACTACGTTAAGTCAAACCCGCTTCAATTTATGCCAAATTCCGATGGCGTCAATTTATCGCATAATCTCTCCCTATTGGCAGGGAATTCAATTGAACTTATGCCCGATATGACTTCGTGTGGTATAGACGAAATGTCTTTACTCCACTTAGCCTCTACACCATCGTATATAGGTCATTTCACGTGGTCTACTACGCAGGGCAATGGCACATCATTATTTACCTATAATGTGATGCCACAGGATTCTATAACTGTCAATAATGGAGTTGTACCAAGTATGCTGTATTTTGTCGCTTCGGCATTCGCTTTTTGGCGCGGTTCTATTGATTTAACGTTTAAATTTGTTAAAACAAAATTTCATTCAGGACGTGTTCGCCTATATTTTCAAGCTGGCGATCCGTCCTTTCAAACTTCTAATCGAAACTATAACTACTCACAGGTTATTGACCTGCGTTCCGATGATGTAATAAAATTCCGAATTCCGTATGTGTCTACCAAACCGTGGATGTTAACTGATAGCGCTTATAACGCTGTTGGTTCGTATCCATTCTGCACAGGTGTGGTTAAAATGGAAGTTTTAAACGAATTGATGGCAACATCAACCGTTTCAGGCTCCATAGATGTTTTGGTAGAAGTCTCCGCAGGCCCAGACTTTGAACTAGCTGGACCACGTTCACCTTCCCTAACTCCTGTTATAATGACTACACCAACAGCGCAGTCTCTTTTAAATCGAATTACAACTCGTGCCCAAATAGGGCAGGAAGAATCACGGGAAGATGAGCAAGCTGATATCGTCAATAAAGATCAGCTAGGAGTTAAAAGGAATGGAGTAGATTGGATAAACTCATTGGCGATGCATGGCGAAAAGGCTCTCAGTGTTCGACAGCTTATAAAGCGGTCATCACTGGTGGGTTCTCTTTCTTCGCCAACGTCGGTGGACTATTTAGTCGCTCCATTTCAATTCGGAATTAATTATACTCGGACGACAAGTACGCCTCCGGGTGGTTATAAATTTCAAAATTATTTATCACACTTCCTCAATTTGTACACATTTTGGCGAGGGGGTGTGAATATCAAAATTATTCCTCAAGATCAGTTAACCAATAAAACAAAAGTTACTGCTTCTTTCAATTTAAGCACGGATTCGCCCCCCACGTATCCTGCTGTCGCGGACGTTATTTCGGTAACGCCCACGGCAGTTCAGGCTACTAATGGTTCTGGCGGTCCGGAGCAAATAATAATAAATGATCTTGAGGGCTGTATAGATGTCACATGTCCATATTATTCACAATTTCACATGGCACCCATAACTGATTATACATTTCGGGATGTTAATGTCCAATTAGGGCTTTACCCTCCTTATTTGGTTCGGTTACGGAATATGAAGTCGGCTGAAACATATGACGTGTATCGGTGCGCTACTGATGCTTTTCAGATGGGTTACGTCCTAGGACCACCCGTATGTGAACGTTCGTAGACTCCGTGTGGTAAGCGAGAGCGACTGGGACATCATGCAGTTTAAACGGTACTTTCAAAAATCCTACCGATTGCGTTCCATTTTTTGGTTACTTTGGACGCCCTTTATATCGAAAACTATTTTTATCTCGATAATCTTACAATGGGCGTCTGCCCATTAGGTGGTTTTGTGCGTTTCCACCTCACCCGTACCGGGGGTAAGGCATGCACGCAGGGATCGTGACTGGGAAAC